TCACTCATTATGTTCTCCTATATATCTCCGAAGCGGGCCGTACCCGTACGCCGTTCTGTGTGTTAGGTTCCCGGATGTATGCGCTTACTCGACCGCCCGCTCGGTAGGGATCTACCTCCTTGAGGTCATCAGCAGTGTACGGAGACTCACCTAACATCTCTGTGATCTGCTCCACTGTGTAGCCTTCGTCGGTCAGCGTCTTTACGAACTTCTTCTTGCCTACCTTCTCCAGCCCACGGTCGACAACAGCTTGAGTCATGGTCTGCCCCTTCGGGTTAGTCCAGCCCTCTACGTCAGGCGTCTCGACTTCGGGGATCTCTTCCCCTGTCTTCAGTGCGATCTGCTTGTCGATGTCGTTCCTGTGTTCAGTACGTAGCTGAGAAGAAGCCACTTGCATGTAGTCGCCGATGTTAAGCTCGGTGCGTCCGCCCTTGCCTCTCTTGTCCTCACCGATCTTGACGTAGTCCTCGTTCTCTTCCGCAAGCATACGCGCCCTTGTCCTGATTGCATCATCAGAAGGACGGAATGTCTCGCGCTGATTGTTAAGGTCTTCCACTTCAGTCTCCAGCTTAGTCTCTGCACCCCTACGCCTTGCGTACTCCTGCTGACCGATAGAGTTAGACACAGCATTGAGAGCCTTAGTGTGAGCTTCCCTAGCATTCTTGATTGCAGTAGCGTGTCCGGTGGTAAGGGGCTTACCTTCTGAATCCCTGCCTAACTCAGCCCGCCTCAGTGCCTCAGACGTAGCCAACGGACCTGCTCGTAGCTCCTCTGGTATCTGGTTGACTTGAATCGTAACAAGGTCCATGTTGGTAGCTAGCTTCACGTCGTCGAACAGTCTAGTCTGATTGTCGATGCCTTCTTGGAAAGTCCTCATAGAGTTGTACGTCTGGCGAAGCGCATCCTGAGCACTTGGCGGTGCAGACGCAATGATCTCGTCGGCACGTTTAGGGTCGCTTACTGCTTCACGAAGTTCGGGCATGTTCTTATCTAGGTAAGCCTTCTCTTCCATAGCATCCTGCGCTTGTTCAGCACGGAAGGCTTCGAGCTTCTGAGCGTTTATCTCCTTCTGCACCTCAGGGTCCTTGAGCATCTCTTCTTTACGGGCGAGTAAGGATTCAGCTAAAGGAACCTCAGTAGTCGTACCGTCTGGGTTCTGTTGTATAGTCTTCCGACCCTCAAGGCTAGGATCTGCCAGAGCCGCATCAATAGCCGTAACAGCCCTCGCGTGGTTCTGTGTCTGGACACCTACAGCCCCTTCCCGCATAGACTTCAGCTTATCTAGGTTAGCCTTAGCATGGTTCCGAGCCTGTATAGAAGGGAAGTCTCCTTGCATTCTCTCGGTAAGCCCTGCAATACTACGGTCTAGGTTAGTCACATCCCCTGACTGAGCGATCTGCTCGGCGGTCATGTCACCTGTCATAGTAGCTTTGTCGGACATAGCCATGTTAGTCATGGTTCTCTTTTCTTTCTGCTCAGACTTAGCCTCACGTGCCTGCGACATGTACATGCTAGCCGCCGCTGTGTCGCCGTTGGAGCTGGCCCACTGCGCTAGGTTCTGTAGATGTGCAGGGTCACTCATGTCGCCGCGTGGCTTAGTAGCCGCCTGCAAGACGGGCTTATAGGCATCGCCCATAGAGCCCATAGTCTTGCCTATGTCAGTCAGCATCCCGCCTAGGTTCACCGATTGGTCTTGTCCTGCCATTATAGTTCTCCTTAGAAGGGTAGTAGACTACCGAGCCAGCTAGAGCTACCGTTTTCACCGTTAGCGTTGTTCATCATCGACGCCACGATGTTACCGTACATCTCAGAAGCCGCCTTGTCTGCGTTGACAGATGTCTGAATACCACCAAGACCGAGCTGTGCGCCATACCCAGTGCCTGTGAGCTGACCCGTCTGGGCCATGTTGCCGCCCTGAGCGCCTGCCTGTAGTGCGTTGAGCTGGTAGTTAGGAGCCATGTAGCCCATGTTGTACATGTTCTGGCCCGTCTGTCCCATCTGTGCGCCCATCTGGCCCATAGCACTATTGAGACCCTGACCCATCTGGCCGTACGTACCGGCCATGTTGGCTTGGTTCATCATCTCTTGTTGTGCCTGACCCATAGCTTGGAAGCTAGCGTTGTTCTGTGCCTGAGCCTGAGCCCTAGCCATCGCCGCATCCTCGCCCGATCCCCCGAACTGGCTACCACGTATTCCACCGCGTCCTTGAGCGTACTCTCGTGCGTTCATCTGGGCACGCTGTTGGTCCAGCAGAGGCTGTTGCATAGCCATAGCGCGGCCGTAGATGTCCTGCTCGCGGCCTGCCATGTTCTGCATACTGTTGTTCATAGCCTGCTGGGACGCGTTCATGTACGCACCTTGGTTAGCGCCCATGTTGGCACCAGCCTGTTGCATCATGTCCATGCCGCCTAGTGCGCCTTGGTTAGCCGCGCTAATCATGCCTTGGTCGGGGCCTACACCTACGTCGAGGGAGCCGTCTGCCGAGAAGTTCGACTGGCCTACCCCTGTCTTTACGCCATAGCCCTTAAAGCCTGACTGCTCCTGTAGGTTAGCCGCAAGCGTGCCCATGTCACCGGCGTAGCCTTGACCTCTGTCTGTGATCTCACTAGCGTATAGGAGACCACCAGCCGCCGCGCCTAGTCCTTGCCAAGCGTTGAATGTGTCTGACAAATCCCCCATTACATGGTCCTCCCTAGTAGTGTTTGAATGTTCACTTCTTGTAGACTGAAGCTGTTACCTCTAATATTCATAGACATCCCAATGATTAAAGCCTCTCCGCTACCCTTGGCGTTTATCTTGTACCGCTTTATGGTAGCCTCGGCTGATCCGTATTCGTCTTTATTCCCATATTCAGCCACCGTGTATTCGCTTGGTTCATTGGCTGTAATAGTTAAAGACCTACTCTTGCCCGGAAAGGCGTAGTCAAACATCCAAGACGCCGTAGCTATTCCCTCTGAAATAGTACTAACGCACGTGTAGTCTATCTGCTTAATGAACTTAAGGTTAGCGGGCTGTCCGAACGTCAACGCCGGGGATGAGTACCTAAACACGTAGGCATTCTTATCCCACTGCTGGTACCCCCTGTACTGAAGGACGCCTTGGTCGTTGTTGGAGGCTAGGAGAATCATCGACCCACCCCCTGCCAGCTCTACGTAAGTAGACCTATTGTGTACACAGTTGTCCCACTTAGTCATACGGCTACCTCCTGTAGGAGATAGAGACCTAGTGTCTAGGGTGTAGGCTGTGCTCTTGTCTGGGAAAGATACTACAATCAAAGACTCTTCGGGCCAATAGTCCAAGCTAATGGTTCCCTTGTCCGTAGTCTCTTGTACGAGCCTAGTGATGGCTGTGTGTACATTAACAGACATGTCCCCCATAGGGGCTGACTTCTCCTGTATTGTACGACCCAGAGATCTAACCCCAGAGTCATCCAAGAATACAACGTCAGTTCCCGTCACCGTAAGGGCCTCTTGTGAGACACATCCGATGTTGCTGATTGCGTCCTGCAAGAAGATGCCGCCCTCTGCGGCTGGATCTCCCGTAGGATTGCCCCAGATAAGGATAGAGTGTCCTCCAAATATGAAGAGAGCATTGTTGTGAGCGACGATGGCCCTAACCGAGTCAGCTCCTGTCGGCCACACTTCGCGAAGATCAATCAGACCGCCTGTGTTCAGCGAGTCTTTACTAGAAGCTCGACCGTCGTACCACTGAGAGTCTATCAGTAGGTCTGAGTAATGCACGACGTTGTAGTCACCATTCACCCCAGAGACCCACAGGCGGCCGTATGCGGCACATGCCACGTCACCGTCTATGACACTAGCGATTACTCCCGTGTCGTCCTGAGGGGGTATGTAGTCAACGTCAGGGGTGCCTGTGAATAAGGTCTCGATAGTTGTCCCATCATAGACTAGAACCTCGTTCCCCTTAGAGAACAGGTATAGCTTGTCGTTAAAAGACACAATCTTACACTGATCTAGCGAGGTAGGCTCACTCACTGCTGGCATGGTCACTTCATTAAGTTGCCATTCGTCTCCAACTTGATCGACTGTAGTGAAGAAGTAGTCTGTCTGTACAACACTTCCTCCAGCGTTGAGCTGTTCTACCTTAACCACAGCCACTATAACCTGAGTGCCCCCAATGTACCCAGAAGTAATCTCCATTACTTCCATGTGGTCCGACTCTTTTGTTACATTGTTCATGTAGCTTAAGTTGTAGACGCTGGTTAAAGAGGCAAAGGCCTTACGTGATCCTATGCGTCCGTACTGGTCAATGATGGCGTTATCAGCAGACAAACAGAAGGCCCCGTCCTGAGCGGTAGGGGACTGTTCTGAGTTCAGCCCCATGCTACCGGGGGCCGGGATTGTTATGTTCTGTTGTTGTTGTGCTGGCATTATACAGATATCCATATGTCATCGAGTGAATTGGATGCGGCATCTATTGCTATTGCGTCGGACATATAGCCCTTAGCTAAGCCAAAGATGTCAGTAGAGGTCTGACCTCCTACCTCACCGCGCTCTCTTGCCGCCATTGCCAGAGCAAAGTATACTACGGGCTTATGTGGAACCTTAAGTACGTCTGTGTCTTTCTGTAGATCTGGCTGATACTGGAAGCCGTAGACGTGGAAGTCACCCGTGGCCTTAGGCGTAGGAGACAAGCGTATGAGTGCGTCCCCGTGTGCGTCAGTGCCATCAATGGCATAGTACATTGGGGTATTCTCTCCGCCCCGCAGGCTGTCCTTCCGTATCTTGTTGAGCGTAGCCTCACGTATGGCACCGCCCCATGCGGAGTAGACAGCATCGAGCACAGCCCGACCGCCTGACCCCGTGAGTGGATACGTAGGTGTCCCTTGAGACGTCACTACAACCCACTCATTCCTTAAGGCGTTCCACGTGTGGGCATCCTCAACCAAACGCTTGGCGTCGTTGACGAACTGCTTCACCATATAGGCCACAGGATCGTTTAGCTCAGCCTGCGAACTACCACCGATTGAGTCGATGGTGTCCTCACGCAGACGTATCAGTACGTCGTTTACTAGTTCTAAGTATGTCATGCTAGCATTCCTTTTGCTTCCGCGATCGCGTCCTTCATGGGTTCTAGTTCCCTCTTCTGGTAGGGCGTAAGTGTAGTGTAGGCGAACAGCTCACCCCACGAGGGCGTGTAGTCTGAGCCAGCCATCATGCCGCCGCCACCGCCACCGCCGCCACCGCCACCGGGTAAGACCGGTGCTGGTCCGAAGATAGGACCTCCTAGCTCTGGAGGGTTCTCAGGAGGAAGATCTGGTGGCACCT